GCAGGTGATGGCAGAGCAGGTGATGGCAGAGCAGGTGATGGCAGAGCAGGTGATGGCAGAGCAGGTGATGGCAGAGCGGCGGATGGCGGGGGGCTGGGGGCGGCGGCTGTTGGCGGCTCTGGGGGCGTGCGTGCTGGTGGTGGTTGCGCCGCAGTCGGCGTGGGCTGCGACGGACGGCGGGCGGGTGCTGGCTGGCGGTGCTGACGTACTCGGGCCGCTGTTGAGTCCGGTGGCCGGGTCGTTGAAAGTAGCGCTCCTTGGTGTGGGCGGGGTGGCTATCGGGATCTATGTCACTGTGTGGGCGCTGCAAAAGGCGTGGGGGCTGTTCAAGGGGCTGGTTGATGATCCGATGGTCCGGGGGATGACGTGGAACTACGACGGCAAGCATCCCGGCGGTGCGATGAACGAACGCGACTCGGGGGATGGTCGGGACTGGTCGCACGAGTCGGCAGAGTATGACGCCGAAATGAACGCGACCGGGCCGGATCATTTGGACTTCGCGGAGCGGGCCGAGGACTACGACAATGCGGCTGAGGCTTATGGCGAAGCGGCGGCGGCGGCTGACCGGGCGACGGCGCTAGAGCAGGATGCGGCTGCTATCTCGTACTTGGACCGGTACCGATGAGTGATCCGGCAATGGCGGTGCTTACGTTCGCGGTTGGTGCTGTGGCGATTCCGTTGGCGTTTCTGGCGGCGTGGTCGCTGTTCAAGGGGCTGCTGTCATGAGCGCGGCGGACGCGATTCAACTTCTATTTGTGCTGCTGGTCGCCGGTCTGTGTATGGGCCTTATCGGCGCGGTGGTCACATGATTCCTCAACCGGGCTCGGTTGGGTTCCCTTCTCTGAGTGCACTTGGGGGTGAAATGAAACTCTCAACTCTCAAGGGCCGCGTGCTCGCAGTCCCGGCTGTCGCTGCCGTCCTCGGTGTTGCTGCTGCCGCTGCTGCGTCGGCTGCTGACGTGGTCACTCCGGTGATCACCACGGCGACCGCTGACCTGCAGACCACCCTCCTGGCGACGGGTGGTGTCGCGATCGGCATCGGCGGTGTGGTTCTGGCTCTGCGTAAGGGCTGGAAGTTCTTCAAGGGCATGATCTGAGCCCTTGCTCCCTGGGGCGGTGCGACTGGTCGGAGGTGGCCGGTCGCACCGTCCCTTGCAAACTGTTTAAACGTGGTGGAGGTGGTGGCGGTGTTCGGGTTCGTTCCTCGGTCGCTCGCGGTCGTCGGCATTGTCGGCGCGCTGTCCTTCGCTATGCCGGTTGCTGCGCAGGCTGACACGAGCGTGTCGGTGATCAAGTTCCTGGCCAACATTGCGACATTCGGCGGGGTTGTGGGTGCTGGGGTTAAGGCTGCTGCGCCGTTGGCTGCTGATGTGGGGGAGGGTTTCGCGTGTGCGGCGACGGCTCCGGTGTGCGCTGCGCTGGCGGTGGCTGTTGTGGGCGGTGCGTTGTATATGACGCAGGACACGTGGGTGCCGTGGATTCAGGGTGCTTTCGGGGGTGGGGGTAGCAACGGTGCTTGGTCGGTGGGTAGCGGGTGGAAAGTGCGGGTGGATTCGAGCAGTGACAGCACTGGGCTGGTGATCGAGGCACAGTACACCGGGGGCGTGAACATGGTCGATCCGAACTATCATGGTCACGCGACCTGCGCGGACGGCTACCAGGCCGACACTATGGATGACATCATTTTGACGGCGGCGGATAACGCGCAAGTCTACTTTGGGGATTATCGCTGGGGCACCTACACCCCGGTTGGGCAGTCCAAGATTTCACTTAGGTCCGGTCCGTGTGGAACGCATGGCGGGCTGAAGGGCTGGACGGGCGGTGCCTACGCTGGGAGCACCGAATTGGTGTGGGGCACAGCGCTAGCGGCGTCTGATATCAGGACCTCGACGCAGGTCAACTGCGCTAACGCGGACGGGTCCACCTACGCGGTGACTTCCGGGGTCCAGCCGGTGAACGGTGACTTGGTGAAGATCCCGACATGTACGGGCGCGGCTGGTGACACGGGTACGGGGCACGGTACGTGCGTCCAGCTGTCGGCGGGTCCGGTTGACGGCACGCAGGTGGTGCAAGGTGATACGTGCGTGGCTGCCGGGGCGGCGGCGGCGCAGTACCCAAACTGCGTGGCTGCGGGTTGTTCGTACATGGTCATCGTGGATGGGATGCCCTGTCAGGTCGGGCGACCTGGCTGCTCGGACTGGACCCGGACCTATCAGGAATCGCCTGGGCGGGTCGGCTGCCGATACGGTGAGTACGCGGTCAAGGTCTCGTCGTGCTTCTTCCTTGAACGGATCTACGAAGCGACCGGGCTGCCGGTCGATGGGACGCTGGCTAACACCGACGGTAACCCGGCCACGTGGACAGGGGATGCTCCGGCTCCGCTGGCGCAACCACTACCGGACGGGGCTCCTGGTGGGGATCCTGGGACGCTACCGGGGGGCGGTACGGGAACGCTTCCCTCTCCCGGTTCGGATCCGCAGACGAACAATGACTGTTGGTCGGGTGGTTCGTTCTCGTGGAACCCGGTTGATTGGGTCATGGTTCCGGTTAAGTGCGCGCTGTCCTGGGCGTTTGTCCCGACCACGGCGACACTGACGCAACTTTCGACGGCTGCGTCAACTGACCTGACAACACAGGGCATTGGCCCGATTGTCACGGCTGTGACAACGAACGTGACCAAGGTGGGCGGCGGCGGCGGCTGCGACGGTCCGGCGGTGACGTTCTCGGCGGTGGGGATCGTGAAACCTATGCACCCGTTCTCGGCGTGCACGGCACCAATGTCTACATTGGCGGCGATTTCCTACGCGATGACGACTGTGGTCGTGGTTCTTGGTGGGGGGTTCGTTGCGGTTAAGGCGGTAGGTGCCGGGTTCGGCTTCAACTTCTCTATGCGGCGCGGCGGCGGTGAGTCGGCGTGATCACTGAGTGGCTGTTGGGGGTCGGCGGGTGGCTCCTGCACACACTGTTGTCGGCGCTGCCGGTGGTGACGGTGCCGACGTGGATTTCGGGGTCCGACTCGGCGTTCTCGACGGTGTTTTCGGCGGCGGACTCTATGGGTGTGTGGTTCCCCACGACGTTGGTTGTCTCGGTGCTGACAGGGGTTCTCACATTGTGGGTGGTCGGCTTCGGCATCAAGGTCGTCCGCATTGTCGCGTCGTTCTTCACCGCTGGCGGGGGTAGCGCGGCGTGAGAAAACTTCGGGGTCTGTTGTGGCGGTTGGCTGTGGTCGGGCTGGTGCTGGCGTGGGCGTTCTCGGGTGGGCCGCTGCTGGCGGTTGGTGAGTGGCTGCTGTTCGGCTACCTGTGTTGGCGGGCTGCTCCTGGCGTAGGCGCTGATCTGGGGCGGGTGTCGGGGCTCTTTGCGGGGCGGGCTGTTGGTAGTCGGCGGGTTCGTGGGCGGGGCGGTAACACGCTATGACGCTCCTTCGGCTTCTCGGTGCTGACAAACAGTCGCAGGTGGCGCGGGCGCGGCGGCGGATGTACCCCATTCATTTCTACGTTGGTCGCAACGGGTCGGGGAAGTCGCTTGCGGCGGTCTATGACACGATGCCGGACCTTGACGCGGGTCTGCCGTGTCTCTCGACGGTGCGGTTGCTGGATTTCCGGAACCCTCGGCCGTGCGATGACCGGAACTGCAAGGACGAGGAGCATGGTCGGGGGCATCAGGCTGCCCACCCGTTGTACGTTCCCTTCACGGACTGGCCGCAACTCCTGGCGTGGCCACCCGGCGGGCGTGACGGTAGCGGCACGGTCATCATGGATGAGATTACCGGCGTTGCTGACTCCAACGAGACCCAGGCGTTGCCTGCTGCTGCGGGCTCGCGTCTGGCAGCGCTGCGGCGTGCTGACTGTGCGGTGCGCATTACCGGCCTGAACTTTGTGCGGGCCAATAAGCGGATCCGTGAGGCGGTTTCGGCTGTTACCCGGTGTCAGTCGTCGCTGCCGGTCACGGTGTACCACGATGACGGCACGGCGAAACTGTGGCGGGCTCGGCGGCTGGCGAAGTGGGTTACTTACGATGCGCAGTCTCTTCCGTTGGATGACATCACGGATGCCGCGTACTTGAAGGCTGACAAGCTGGTGTCGGGTCGTCACTGGATCCCAACATCGTTGACCTTGAAGGCATATGACACGTTTGCTCCGGTGTTGAGTGTGGGTACGGTGACTGACTCGGGGCGGTGTGCGTACTGCGGGGGTAACAGGAGGGCTCCGGAGTGCTCATGCCGGGATTATCAGGAGGCCAAGACCGAGCGTAAGGCCGCCGGAGCGCAGACGCGCAGCGGCGAGCACCGCCGGTCCGTCGCCGGGGGGCAACTGAAAGCCGCTAATGAGGGCGGTTGCACCTGTGCATCGGGTCACGTTCTGGCCTGTCCGCAGAGGGTGCGGCACTAATGCGCGTGTTGTTGGCTGCCTGGGGGCTGCTCTGTCGCTACTGTCAACCAAACAAGTCCACATGCGAAAGGGCCACCTGCTCGGGTGACCCTCTCGCCTTGCCCACGGAGTCTGCCCGTGATTACAACCAAACTAGCATCTAAGCCGGACGCGGCACAGGATCGCCGTGCGGGTCGGTTTGCGGCGCGGCATACCTTGTGGTCGGTGTCGAAGCTGTCACGGGTCCGGTCGTGCGGTCGGGTGGCGCAGCGCAACGGCGTCGGGGTTCAGGTTAAGGTCTCCACGGACGAGGGCGGGCGTCATGCCGGCCTGGGGAACGTCCAAACTTGCGGGTCGGTGTGGGCCTGCTCGGTCTGCTCGGCCAAGATCCAGAGCCACCGTCAGAACGACATTTCACGGGCGCTGGCGGCGTGGTATTCCGGCGCGGGCACTGAATACGGGGATTGGGGTCGCGTGGCGTTGGTGACGCTGACCATGCGACACAACAAGGGGCATTCGCTGGCGTCGCTGTGGGACGCGCTGAGCGAGGCGTGGCACCTTACATCGTCGGGTGCCGGCTGGGCCTCGGACCAGCTGCGGCACGGGGAACGGATCTTCGGCGCGGTGTACAAGCGAGGTCGGAACAAGGGCCGGCGTCGGGTCACTGGCTCGATTCCGATTATCCGGCTGTTCGAGGTCACCCACGGCGATAACGGCTGGCATGTGCACATCCACGCGCTGCTACTTCTGCCGGCTAGCGCTAACGACGCGTCCGTGGCGGCGCTCGGCTCGAGGATGTGGGGCCGCTGGTTGGGTGCTCTCGAGGCGCGGGGCCTGGACTGTGACCGCAAGCACGGCGTGGATGCTCGGCTTCTGCATGGGGATCCGTCGGCGGCGCTCGGGGAGTACTTCGCCAAAGCGGTCTACTCGGCAAGCTTTGAGGTCGCCCGAACGGATATGAAATCGGCCAACCATGGGAACCGAACACCCTTCGCGGTGCTGGCTGCGGTGGTCGATCAGGAACGTTCGGTCGATCAGGCGCGGGAGGACTTGGACATCTGGCACGAGTACGAACGGGGCTCGAAGGGTCGCCGGCAGATTGCGTGGTCTCACGGTCTGCGGGCCCGGCTGCTCCCACCGGATGAGGTCGAAGAGCTGACGGATGAGCAGATAGCCGAGCTCGACCACGGCGGCGATGTCGTCGTAGAGCTCAACGCGGATCTGTGGAAAGTGATCGTCACCCGGCGCGCTGACTGGCGGCTGCTCGCGGCGTTCGAGCTGTCCGACGCCGATGGTTATGCGCTGCTCTGGTCGTTGGCATGGGAGGCGCAAGTCGAGGGGGCGCGACAATGGGCCCGACTCCTCAAAGAATCGGACCCATCGCGGCGGCTCTGGCAAACCAAGGATGCCGGCTAGGGCTTCCTGAGCATCGAGGGCGTGAGACCTGCGGCGGTGTCCGTTGCGGTCCAGTGGTCCTTGTGGCCGTAGCGTTGCTGCGCGGCTTGCTTGCTGATCCCTAGCTCGCTGCCGATCAGCTCCCACGTCACGCCGGCGTCTCGGAGAGTCTTCACGTCGGCGGCGATGTCCAGCTCAAGCTGGCGCTGGTTGGTTCGGGCGGTCCGGAGGTCTGCGAGGCGGTCCGCTTGCTTGCTCATCGGCGTTGGCTGATTACGTGGGCGATGGCGCGGTCGGTGGTGTCGGGGGTGGCTCCGGTCAGGTAGACCAGGGCATCTCTGCGCTCGGAGTCGGTCAGGCTGTCGATGCGATCGCAGGCGAGGTGGGTTTCGTGGGTGAAGGGTGTAATTGGCTCGGGCTGGTGTAGCTCGGTGCATGTGTACCCTGGGACGTCCGTCAGGCGGCATGGGGTGAATCCGCAATTGGCACAGTAGGTTTCGCCGGTCGGGCGGTTCGGGTTGGTGACCTCGGTGCAGGTCGGGTGATGGGTTCCGAGGTCGTATCCGCAGGCGTTGCAGTGCTCGGCGGGTGCTGGGTCGCCCTGGTTCGCTGCTCGGATCAGGCTCCACGTGTCCTCGTCGTCGCGGTGCCAGCGTTGCTCGGGGTGTCGGCGGTCGTAGGCGAGCTGGGTTGCCAGCTCGCGCTGGTATTCGGCGGTGGCGTGGTTGGTCAGTTGCTTCTCGGTGGGGTTCATAGGTCAATTATCGTTGACTCTGCCGGCAGGGTCAATAGCTCTTGACGTGGCATCTCACATGCTGGTCAAGGTTTCTTGACGGGTCGGGGGTCTGCCGAGCTCGGAGCTGGCGGCGCTGGTGGTGCACCTAGTGCGCTCTGGCGTTCCCTCGACTCATGCCGGCTGGGTGGTGATCGCCTGGGGGCGGTACGAAACGGGCTCCAGCTCGACCGACCCACCCATCCAGGCTGCTTGTAGCTCGGCCGAAGGCCGGGCCTAGGGCATCTTGCGAATAACTGAGCACGGGCGCTTAGGTGGGGTGGTTTGGGTCTGTATTTGACCTTTGTTCCGGCGTATGCGACACGCGCGCAAGGTTCTTATGTCAAAGTGCAGACGAGGGGCCTCGTAGCGCGCTACTCTCAGCGCATTGCATTGCGGTCGGTGTCTGGAAATCTTGCAGGGTTCCCACACCGTAGGCCGTCCAAACTGGTAGTAGACAGAAGGGCAGGGCACGGTATGCGCGTTACGGGGCAAGTCATCAGTGTTGAGCCGTACGGCGGTTCGTTCAACGACCGGGAGAGCGGCGAGAAGGTGGCCTACTCGGGTACCAAGGTCGGGGTGTTTGACGGGCGCGAAGTCGTCAACGTCAAGTGCAAGGCGAACAAGCTCGTCGGGCTGGGCAACGTGAGCAAGGGCGACGACATCGACATGCTCGTTGATGTGATCGCAGAGGGCGGCGCTCGTGGGGTGTACCTGACAGTGACGTTCGCTGAGCGGCTCGACGGCTCGGCGCACTTGGCTGCCGTTTCCAAGACGAGTTAAACGGAACGGTCCCGGCTTGCAGGCCGGGACCGTCCCTAACCGTACTGCCGTAGTAGCGACAGATTGGCTGGGAATAAGCATGGCAGGAACATTGGGGCGCGAGTGCTCCATATGTCGTAGTGAACCCTCGGTCGTTCGGGCGATTGTCACGGACCCGCTGATCAGCTCGGTAAGCACCTGGGTGTGCCTGGACTGTTACACGATCAACCACAAAGCGGCGGAAGCACTGCAACGGCAGAACCCGCGCTTGGTGCTGAGCGAAGTGGCGGCGTGATGCGGTACTCACGTCACCTGTCGGCGCTCGGGCTGGCGTTCCTCGCGGTCGCGTTGGTGCGGCTCTACATCTACGCGGGCCGCTGAAATGACTACGGCGCTGACGGATCCGCAGATCGTGTACGTGATCGCTGCCGGTCTGGGCTTGTTCCTGCTTGGCGTGATTGCTGTCGGGACGTGGCGGCGATGATGCTGCCGGTGCCGGTCGTGATGCCGGCTCACCCGGCTCCGCTGTGGTCGGTCTGGCCGCTGCTGCTAGCTGCGCTGCTGATCAGCGGCTACCTGCTTATGGTGGCGCGCTGGGTGCTAGGGGGTGCGGTGGGACAGAACCGCTCGACATCAGCGCTCGGACGGAACCGCTCGACATCAGCGCTCGGACAGAACCGCTCGACATCAGCGCTCGGACGGAACCGCTCGCCTGAGGGTGGGATGGCAGAGCAGGTGATGGCAGAGCAGGTGATGGCAGAGCAGGTGATGGCAGAGCAGGTGATGGCAGA